GTTTCTTTCGGAGATCCGAATATGGAAATCAAGAAAGACAACCCGGCTCGTCGTAAAAGTTTTAGGGCGAGACACAACTGTGCAGATCCTGGTCCGAAGTGGAAGGCACGTTATTGGTCGTGTCGCGCATGGTAATTGATTAGTTATAAATAGAAACAAACCTAAATCATAAGTCAACATAGAATAATTATATAAAATTATATTACATATGACTTATATCATCAACACAAATGGGCTGATCGAAAAATGGCAGATACAAATAAAGAATTGTATGAGCATGTGCAACGTGAAGAACAACGCCTCGCAAGAATCGAGGACAAGATAGACAAGCTTTCCGATGCAATGATAGATCTCGCTCGGGCAGAAGAAAAACTTATTAATATTGAAAAAGCAAACTCGCAACATTTTGAACGTATGAATCGATTTTCTTCTAGAATGGATGAGATCGAAGATAGTGTTCAAGAACAAGGAAAGACCGTTAAAGTAATGCAATACATTATTACATTATCTGCGACCGTCTTTGCTGGTGTAGTCGTCAAAATGTTTTTTGACGCGTAATTAAACAACGGAGACTATAATGTCGGATATCACTAAAATTATGGAGGCGTATTTGGGAATGGTCTCCGAGCCTCAATCAGAGGAAACTCTAGAGGAAGCAGTAAACATGGGACCGTGGAATCGCGGTGCTATTAATAAGGCAATGTCTAAAGCGGGCATTAAAGGTCCACAAGCCAAGGCATTCATCGCAGCATTGCGTGTGTCCGGAACTGTTGATGAAGAAGTTGAAACAGAACTCGACGAAGTGTCTGAGAAGAAACTAGACCCTGTAGACGATAAAGCGAACGATAAAGAGTTCAAGAATCGTAAGGATAAGGACATCGACAATGACGGCGATGTAGATTCTTCGGACGAATATCTACACAAGAAGCGTGCTGCAACAGACGACGCTATTGATGCCAAGAAGAAAGGTGGTAAAGTAGACGAAGTATCTGCTGATCTCGCCAAAGCCGCTACTGCAGCAGACAAAGTTGCCATCAATAAAACTGATGATGAAAAGAAAGACTCGCCTGCACCCGCAGCTGCCCCTAAGAAAGACTCTCAGACCCCTTCTCAAAAGTACGCAGATTACAAACGTGAAGGTGGTAAGTTGTCTATGGACGACTGGAAAAAGCATCAACAAGAATCTCTAGATCTTGATCTTACTTCATCGTTTGAAGATATGTGGGACGCGATCTCAGAAGCTGCGAACCATAAAAAAGGTGCGCTTGCTCCAGAGAAGTATGATGGCCACTCTTCTAAGCATGACAAAGAAGTCATTGCCAAGCACAAGAAGTCTGATAAGAAAATTGAAGACAACGAAGAAGACGGTCACACTAAGACTTTCGCTGCGACTAAAGCAGTCAAGAAACAAGCACCTGCACGAAGCGGTGCAGACAATCTATCTAACGGCGATAAGTCAGTCGTCAATCCAGTAAAAGGAAAGTAATTATGATTAAGGCCCCTAAGTGGTGTAAAGAAGCGGTTCCTGTCAAAGCAGGTTGGTCCGACGCAAGAACTGGTGAGTTACTAAAGTCACAAGGTTTTTCTGAGTCACAAATTGCAGAATGGCATGCTGCTTCTCAAGGTTCTGCTCCACAACCAGTATTTCTTGCTGAAGAAGTTGTTGAAGACGTAGAAGAATCTGAAGACGATTAATTATTGTTTAACTAAATATCTGAAACAGAATTTTTAAGTTTCATAATATGAAGTTAAACAATAAAAATATTGTAGTATATGCGGCGAAGCATTATTACAACCCAACATGCATTGATGGTGATGAGTTTTTTGACGACTTGAAAAGATTTAAGTATGTCAAGAGACTCATTAACAGGTATCATCAAAACGGCACTCTATCCGAAAGATTGATTTTAAATCACTTGATAGTAATATTCAATGTTTTTGGTTATGAAGGGGGCGTCGAGATGTTGGCGTTAAAGATACCACTAGAACAGTGGTCTACTCTAAAACCCTTTCTTGTTTTTCTCAAGGCAATACGAAACGAAGATATCACTGGTATCAAAATGGACAAATTTGTGATAAGTAAACTCAGGGAACTTTGATGGGTATTTTAAAATCAGCGGCTGATCTAGTCTATACAATTCGGTTCTTGAAATTACTCGTCACTAAGTTCGAGGATACTGGCGCATATAAAGCAGGCATCATTGACATCGATGGCAACAAGATCAAAAGTTTCTCAATGGACACGATGGACAATCGTGACGCATACCGTTCACACTATACCGCATTTCATCGTCTCGTATTTAATCTAAAGAAACTTATGGCAAAGGCACCAGGTGGATCGTCTGTGGTTGCACGTTATGGTGCCGCTCTTGCATTGATCAAAGAACACGGCGAACTCTCTGACACTAACCTACAGAAGATACATGAAGAGACTGGTATTGACATTATGGATGTACTCCTAGAGAACTCTCAGTGGTATGTCTTAGATAATGGCAATCTTGGGCCTGGTCTGTATAGAATGCGCAATGATTCTATGACAGACCAACATTACGAGGTTGTACGAAAAGACGACAAGATCCGTGTCGTAGAAAACAATTTGTGTCATGACATTTTAGGCATTCCCGTCTATGAAGGCGTCCATATGCGTAGTGGACGCAGAGTAATATTCACAGCGAACGAGATTGCAAAATGAAGTCATTCAAAGAATTTGAGAAACAGTTTCAAGAAGATGCCCCAACAAACAATACCACTGGCGTTCCAGGCGCTGGTGACGACTCCTCTACTGTGATCGTTCGCAAGAAGGGCGACCGCAAGAACAAGCGCAAAAAGAACGTAGAAATTTTACGTCGAATCTTACCAAAAAAGTTCTAAATTTAGCTTTACAAAAGACCCCATAATACTATATAATCTTACGTCTAAATTAATGGGATACAAGATGAAGATTACGGATTGTGGTGACTATAAAATAGTCATTTTAGAAACCTCTACCATAGATGAAGATCTTCTTCTTTCATCTTACTCCGAAGACAACTTGATTTATGTTCCTCTCGGCGGATACTCGGGCGACTCTCTTTCACCCAAAAGATTCCTGATCACTAACCCTAGTAGTTCTTTTAATAACCACATGATGTGGGAAGAACTTTTTGGTGACGAAGAAAAAACTCTCTACATAGAAGAGTGCTGTAAAAAGTTTTATGAGACCGGAAAACAAATGATCATCGAGGACTATGAGTTCCAACGTGATGAACCGTTTTACGACTATTCAAAATAATTGAGCAATAATAATATGATTGATATACACTATGATCGTGATGATCTATTGACCGACTACGCTGTGGGTATGTTGAAAGACTTCTATATGATGGAAGGAGAAGACTCTCCACAAGATGCATATGCCAGAGCATCGATCGCATGGTCACGATATGAGGGTGTTGTAGACGAAGATCTTGCAAAACGTCTTTATGAGTATGTAAGCAAAAAGTGGTTTATGTTTGCATCACCTGTTTTATCTAATGCCCCAAAGAACGGTGATGCCAAAGGCAAAGGTCTGCCTATCTCATGTTTTCTTACCTATGTTCCAGACACACTCGAAGGACTAATCGAGCACTCCTCAGAGTTGCGTTGGTTGTCTGTTATGGGCGGTGGTGTCGGTGGACATTGGGGAGACGTTCGTACCGTCTCTGACATCGCGCCTGGACCCATTCCGTTCATGCACACTGTAGACGCAGACATGATTGCGTATCGTCAAGGGAGAACGCGTAAGGGGTCTTATGCGGCGTATCTAGATATCTCGCACCCAGACATAATGGAATTTCTAAACATTCGCATTCCTACAGGCGACGTACAACGTAAGGCGCTAAACATTCACAATGCGATCAATATCAGTGATGAGTTCATGGCTGCTGTAATGAACGGCACAGATTTCGATTTGCGTGATCCGAAAGACGGTGCAGTAAAAGACACTGTCAACGCACGTAAACTATGGGAACGCATTCTTGAGATTCGTTTCCGCACTGGCGAACCATATCTAAACTTTATTGACACCGCGAATCGTGGACTGCCGATGTCTCTCAAAGAAAAGGGATTACGCATTCACGGATCTAACCTGTGTAATGAAATTCACTTACCTACTTCTGCAGAAAGGACTGCGGTGTGTTGCTTGTCTTCACTAAACTTAGAATACTATGATGAATGGAAAGACACTAATATCGTGCGGGATCTTATTCGTATGTTGGATAACGTTCTCGAATACTTCATTGATAATGCGCCAGATAGTATTTCCCGCGCCCGTTATTCGGCGACACGTGAAAGAAGCATTGGACTTGGAGCAATGGGTTTCCATTCACTCCTACAAAAACACAGTGTTCCTTGGGAATCAGATAAAGCAAGAGAAATAAATCATGTGGTCTTTTCTCTTATTGAGTCCCAAGCTAAAATTGAGACTAAACTGCTCGCAGAAGAACGAGGTGAGTACCTAGATGGTGAAGGTACAGGACAAAGAAACTCTCACTTATTAGCGATTGCGCCGAATGCATCGTCTGGTGTTATCTTATCTACATCACCATCCATTGAACCACTAAAGGCATGTGCCTACACGCACAGAACTCGCGCTGGTTCGTTTTTAGTAAAGAATCCATATCTTACTAGTCTGTTACAAGAAAAGGGTCACGACAACGAATCTACATGGACCAGTATCATTACTAAAAAAGGTTCGGTGCAACACCTACCATTCTTGAACGAGGGCGAGAAAGCAGTATTCAAAACTGCTCAGGAACTGGATCAGAACTGGGTAGTAACACACGCTGGTGACCGACAGCAATATATCTGTCAGGGTCAGTCGGTAAATCTATTCTTTCCGTCAGGTGCACCGAAGCGGTACGTTAATAAAGTACACTTCAACGCATGGAAGAAAGGTCTCAAGGGACTATACTATTTACGCACTGAGGCAAAGTCTCGTGCAGAAACGGTATCTGACAAAGTTGAACGAGTGGCGTTACAAGACGACAACCGAACACTGCTCTATGGAAAGCAAGACTGTCCATGGTGTAAAACCGCCGCAGAGGAACTGTCTCTACGCGGCATAGAATATGACTACGTTGACCTTGAAGAGATTGGAAAGTCGGCGGCAGAGGTTACAGGGCGAAAGGTCAAGACAGTTCCTCAAATTTATCTGGAAGGCAAGTACATAGGTGGTTATGAAGATCTTATGATGCATCTAAAAGGTGAGACAGAGTACGAAACAATTGAAGGTGGCGACGAATGTCGGGCCTGCGAAGGTTAATAAAAATTCAAATAAAGGATTAGTATGTCATTACTAAAAACATCGGAAACATATAAGCCGTTCAAATACCCGTGGGCAGTTGAACTATCTAAAAAGCATGAAGAAATCCATTGGATTGAAGATGAAGCGGAACTGTCAGAAGACGTACAGGATTGGAAAACTAAACTGTCAGACTCCGAGAAAGAATTTGTTACTCACGTACTGCGATTGTTCACACAGTCAGACGTACAGGTAGGCGAGAACTACCACGAACTTCTAATACCGAAGTTTAAGAACAATGAAGTCCGTAACATGTTGTCATCGTTTGCGGCACGAGAAGCAGTACACCAACGTGCGTACGCACTTCTCAATGATACACTTGGTTTGCCAGACGAAGACTTTCACAAGTTTTTGGACTACAAAGAAATGGCAGACAAGATCGATTTTATGAAAGAGGGTGAAACGAACTCTCACACTGGACTAGCACTATCATTAGCACAGTCAGTGTTCAACGAAGGTATGTCAGTATTCGCATCGTTTGTCATGCTACTGAACTTCCAACGTTTTGGAAAGATGAAGGGTATGGCAACAATCGTAGAGTGGTCTATCCGTGATGAGACTATTCACGTACAGGGTAACGCAAAGTTGTTCCGTGAGTTCTGTGAAGAGAAGCCAAGAATTGTAAACGACGAACTTAAGTCCAAGATATATAAGATGGCACGTAACGCTGTCAAATTGGAAGAAAAGTTTATTGATCTTGCATTTGATGGTAATGAAGTACAAGGCATAACGAAGCAGGAAGTAACTGACTACATTCGTCATATTGCGGATCGTCGTCTGCTTCAGTTGGGTCTGAAACCAAAATTTAAACAAAAAGATAACCCACTACCGTGGTTAGACTGGGTACTGAATGGAGCATCACACGACAACTTCTTTGAGAAACGCGTGACTGAATACTCTGTTGCTGGTATGGAAGGTGACGACTATGGATGGGAAGAGTTGGAGTTAGAGGTAGCATAAATGGATACTGAATACACTTTAGAGTGTCCTATCTGTGATATGGTAAGCGTCGTTCAAGTCCCGTATGAGAATGAGGTGCCAAGGCACTGTCCCATGTGCGGATCGGACGCAGACTTTGAGACAGGATATTCTTTCAGTCTTTCCGATGATGAGTGATATGAATCTAAAACAAGTAATACAATCTGTACCAGACTGGCCTGAAAAGGGTATCAACTTCCAAGATGTGACCAGTCTGTTACAGAACCCGAAAGCATTTCAGCAGAGTGTTCGTACTCTTGTAAATCATATTGAGGACAAGGGGTACACGGACATTGTTGCGCCAGACGCTCGTGGATTTTTGTGGGGTGCACCTGTTGCATTATATCTTGGAGTGCCACTGCATATGATTCGCAAACCGGGTAAATTACCACCACCGTTACGATCTCGTGATTACAAGTGCGAGTACGCATCTCGTACATTAGAAATGAAATCGACCACGCCGTTGAACAAGAACAGTCAGGTATGTATCATCGATGACGTAAGTGCAACGGGTGGTACGGCACTTGCCATTGCAGAACTACTGCACACATTTGATGTTACTAAGATATCATATGGGTGTGTTATTGATCTAGAGTTCTTGGGTGGAACAGAAAAACTTCGCAGTCAACAGATCAAGACATATAGTGTAGTGTCCTATGATGAGTAGTATTATACTAGTCGCACTTGAACTAGAAACTCCTAAGATGTCATCGTGGAAGAATGTTTACTTCACTGGAGTTGGTAAGATCAATGCGGCAATGACTGCGGCGCAACTTATCGAACGTCACAAACCAGACGTGGTATGGAATTTCGGGACCGCCGGTGGTATCACGGTAGATGGCGGAATGCATAGAGTAGACAAGTTCGTGCAACGCGATATGATATGCGGTGGTATCGGTTGTGACCCAGGACAGACACCATTTGAATCAGGTATCATCCTTGGTGAGGGTGACGGTCTGACATGCAGTACTGGAGACAACTTCGTCTCTGACCCCAACCTAGAGATACCCGCTGATCTCGTAGACATGGAGGCGTATGCGATCGCCAAGGTCTGTGAACGTGCGGGTGTCGAGTTCCGTTGTTACAAGTATGTTAGTGATCAGGCAGATGGAGAAGCGTCTGAAGAGTGGTCTAAAACAGTTGCGAACGGAGAACCCTACTTCATAAGGACTTACATGTCATATAGATAAGTGCATGACATGGTTATACGAAGATAAAATATTTGAACCCGAACTAGACTTTCTAGAAGACTACCAAGGGTTTGTCTACCAAATAACTGAACTTGATACTGGTATGAAGTACATCGGTAAGAAGTTCTTTTGGAAACCTAAAACACTGCCAGTGACTAAAACCCGAAAGCGCAAAGTAAAGACGCGAGTAGGGTCCGACTGGCCCAAGTACTACGGATCAAGTCAAGATCTAAAAGAGGCAGTCGCGCAACGCGGTGCCGAGAACTACAAACGAGAAATCCTCAAACTCTGCCGAACCAAAGGCGAGTGTTCCTACTACGAAGCGAAACTCCAGTTCGAGTACGACGTACTCCTGCGAGACGACTACTACAATGCCTTCATCGGTTGTAAGATCCACGCAAAACACCTCCCTCAATAAATGTGACAAATTAACAAAAATAACTCTTGCGTATTTTCAAAACATGTGCGATAATGTGTACATAAAGTTGAGATAGAGAGAGAGTTATGAAAACATATAAAGTGAGAGTTTGGGAAGAAGATTGCGGTTCGTTTATCTTTACTGGTGTTGAAGCGTCAAACAAAAACGAAGCGTGTGCACGTAGTATCAGTGACTACATTCTACTTGTTGAAGAAACCGAAATCAAAGGTCTTAATGCAACCGCATATTTGGAGATATAGTATGGATTCAGTATTAGGTGGTCTTTATAACGATTTGATGTGCCTCTGTGAGGTGCGTGGCGAGTTGTCTGCCGAAGACAACGCACGTGTCGAAGATGCGATCCTCGCACTCCAACTCAAAATCGAGAAGCTGGAGAAATGCAGTTTGTGACTAATTAACAAAAATAAGTCACGTTTAAGTGTTGACTTTTGTTTTGAAAACAACTATAATGGTTGCATAAATTGATGAGAGAGTAGTTATGAGAGATTACGCAAAACAAGATTTTTCAATCCCAAAGCGGACCGATAAAGTCAAAGAAAATCCTATAGTCGGATTTATTGCTTGTGTCGCAATGGGTGTTGTTATTGGTGCGTTGTTAGGTTACGGTTTACTTTACACTTAAGAGGTTTTGGTTATGTCTAATTCAATTATTGTTGTTATCTCTACTCAGTTCCGTGAGAACTACGGTGCCCACGATTGGGACGGTGAGGGTTACTGCCCTCAGCACTGGAAGTCTAAGGGTGGCGACACCTACTTCATCAACGCGTCGGCGGATGATATCGCCAACACTCAGTGGTGGGTCGACGTTGAGCGTTCTATCGAGCACTCATCCGCATACTCTGAGGAGTACATCATCTCTGAGTCGGTAATTGATCAGATCGACTTCCGTGAGGAAGATCACATCGAGTTCTGGGAGTCTGCGATCTACGCGTCGGTAGACTTCGGTCAGTTGTACTGCGAGCAGAAAGTGATCAACTTCGAGAACGAGGTTGTCGGTATTCGCCGCTGGGAACAGGACTCTATGGGTAAGGACGCATGTTCGCTTACCAACCTTGACGAATCTGTCCGCGAGGAATGGCGCGTCAAGAAAGAGATGGGCATGCATGGTGTCGAAGAACAGTTCGACGAACTTGAGGCAATGATGGCA